CTACATAGTTAAGGACTGCCCCTTTGAGTTCGTCGTTAAGATCTACCTCGTCAAGAGGAACCTCAGTGTCTTCACCGCCCTCAGAAACGAATGCTTTTACTGGAGCGACATCTGCGCTATCGACATAAGACACGTCGTTACCCTTATCGTAACCTGGTTGTCCCCAGAACTCATAATGACCGATACCTGTATTCTGCGTGTGTGTCTTTGTAGGTGTTACTTCACACTCAAACCATAATCCTTCCTCTACAACATCACCAATATCACTTACACATTCCTGCGTGTCCGCATTGATAAAAACGGTCACAGATTGCTGGATGTTATTGCCATAGGCTTCATTCAGATATTCCATTACTGAATCCAGCACTATGTTACGTACATCACCTTCAGTTAATCTGATTACTGTTTGCTTTGACATTTCTTTATTTTCGTTTTTTAAGTAATTCATGTATTTTGAAGGTTGGATACCGAGGGCATCCTTACCCTGTCTGATATTGTCCATTGCCCTTGCCCTGGCATCTGCATTCCAACCGCTAGGCCCTGAGTTTTCCTTATCACCATTCTTCGCCTTCCAAGGATAAGGGTTTGTTCTATATTCCCTTGCTGCATATGCCTTGTCTGACATTGGATTGAACTGTTGGGCAATACGCCTGTCCCTAGCCTTCTTTTCCCTACCAAGGACTTTCTGTGATGCATCGTTGGAAAGCTGGAAGATTTTAGCCTTAACTTCTGGCGTTTTCTTTAATATGATAATTTTACCGTCACGTAAGTTGATGGCATACCTCTTATCACCATCTGCATCTACTACTTGGCTGTCATACGAGTTGCTAAAAAGTTTAGGGTCGTTAAAACGGAAACCCTGTTGACGGAGTTGCTCTTCTGTGCCGATAACATCAATCATGTCATCCGTAATTTTATCAAGCCAGTCGCTTGAACCAAAACCATTCACTCCACGATATTCAAAAGGCATCACGTCGGGTTTATAGCTTAGAGCCTGGTGTTTAAGGTTATTAGTGTGATGCATGTCAAACCCTGGGTATCTTTTGGCTCTTTGCAATGCATACTTCAACCTTGGGCTTGCAAAAGCTTCATTGATTGCATTATGCACGATGTTACGAATCTGCTTGTCCATATATTCTAATATTGTTGTATAAAATCATCTATAATATCCAATAGTTGCAATTCCTTCTGTAATGCAGGTTCATTTATTTCTGTTGAGGTATAATCATCCTGGACGAACCTGTATACTTCCTGTGCTGCTGGCAGAACTTTCTTTTCAAAAGTCTGGTTAACAATGCCCATCTGCTCAAAAGACTGCTTGATTTGATTGAGCTCTTCGATAAGGGTTGAGGCTTCTGAATTCACCACACTCCAAGGCTCTATTCCATCCTGGCCGTATCTCAATATACCCTCAAAGATATTTATGAGATTCCTGGTAGCATCTTTGACATCATCCCAGTCAATCTCATCATCCCCGTCATAGTCATCTGGCGTGTTACCCCATTGGTCCGTGATATTGTCAAGGTCATCAAAGAAACTATCATAAGTACCCATTTCAAGCAAAACAGATTCTACTATCCTGCTCAAATCCGAATCAGTCATTCTTATTAGAGTTTTCTTCATTACAACTTTTTAATGGTCAATATATTATAAATAGCAAAAAGAGCCTAAATCTTACCAAATACCCACATATACGGACTTATACTCTTAGTGGATTTGCCGACTGAATTTCCCGTATACATCGGTAAATGGTTTGATTTTGGTGTAACCGTCTGTCCGTTATACATTTGACTAAGTGTGTTTTTCGGGCGATAGCCACCTGAACACATATAAGAATTGAGTATGGCTGCATCTTTTGACTTCTCTGATTGGAGTTTCAAGAAATGATACTTGAATACGAACAAGGCCGTTGCCATGCAGGTAATGTTATCATCATGAGAGCCAGCCATATGGTCCATCTTACCATCCTCAGTCTTGAAAATCCAAGTGTCCAACTCATTACAAAGTCGTATGGACTTAACAATAATAGAGCCATCCATCACCATATTTGCAAAGTTTCTCAAAAGAGCGAATCGCTTACCCTGGAAGTGGATACCTGGCATTCTCTCAGCATAGTTCTCAGAGGATTTTTGAGTTACTTTCATGTAATCCTTTACAACATTATCATCATAATACAGATTAGTATAGCCATAGTAATTCATCAATCTAAGCAGACATGCATCACCACTACCGCCAGTGGCATCTACAACAACATAGGCATTATTAAACAATGTAGCGTATCTATATGCCAAATCACCCAGCTTATCACCAAGAATCCTGCCGTTATATTCCATAACCTGACTTAGACAAGGGAGTCCATGTTCATCTGTTTCATCGGCATCAATCACTTGTATTGAGGTTCTATCAGCCGACGAACCGAGACTTGGGTCAATAGCCAAAATGTATCTATGTCCTGCAATAGGACGTTTCCAAAACCATGTCTCATCCTCTAATGGGTCTCCATAATCTGCCAGTGGGTCACAAACATCTTGAAGCCTAATCTTCTCGATTACGTCAGGGCTTACAACGTTATCACTACTACCCAAGAACGACACGTCAAGCTCTTGGGCGATTTTCTGAGAATCGTTGTTAAATGACTCACACATTCTCTCATACCAAGGAGATGTAGGTTTCCAGCCTTGTTTTTCAAGGTCTCTCCATTTGTCAGGCTCATAGTTTATTCTGCCCTCATCGTCAATGGTATCTTCAACTACCCATTCCTCAACACCAGTCTTCTCGTTTTTTCGGTGCCATTTCAAAAACCTGTTATAACGTAAGTCTTGATACCATTTGAATTCAACAACTGTATAACCATTTCTCTTTTCAAGACCTTGTTTATAGGTCTGATAATATAGTTGGTCTTTACCGTTAGGAGTGGATACCATGATGATTTTTGCGTTCTTTACGGCAGAAGTTGCAGCAACCGCACTTGCATAAGCAGCCACACCCTCTTCCATGAAGGCAGCCTCATCGAATATCAGGATTGATACAGAGGAAATACCTCTGGCAGAGTTAGGACCTGCTGCCCTTGCATACACCTTGCAGCCATTAACAAGCTCAAGGTATGACTTTGAGTTTTTGATAAATATACTCTTTTTATTCTTCTCCGAATTAGGGCCAGGTGAATAATATTCGCTTCCCCAATACCACCTCGGAACTTGTTCCAAGAAGTCCCTAATCTTAAACAGCAGCTCACAAGCCTGGTCAAGCTTGTTTGCGATACAAAGCACGGTTTCAGGAGATTCCGATGGCGCATATACAAGCTGTCCAGTAATCCACGCACAGGATGTCGTGGATATACCGCACTGTCTATGCTTAATTGAGATTATCTTTGGGTCATTACCTAATGCGTGACAATATACCTTTTGTCTTGGGAACAATTCAAAAGGTACGTTCCTACCGCAAGTACCGTCAAAGGTACTTAGGTTTCGCTCAATAAAGTATATTCTACTCTTGTCCTTATAGCCCAATGCATATTCACGGGCCATTTCTTTTCTGTCTATCATAGCTGTATAAAAATTGTTAAATTTAAATAAATATACAATTTTTTTAAAAGTCATTTAAATTTTGCATATTTTTGGGGTATAACTACCCTTTTTGGGTATTTATTATATAGTAAACAATATGTTTGAAAATGAGAAAATTAATGAAAAAGGACCTTATGCTCAAAGAGGATTTAGCTACTACAACAACCAATCCTGCTGTAGCAGCCGACACTACAGGAACCAATGATAGTGCCCAGAAAATAGTAAATAACACAAAGGCTAAGAATCCAACGGCTGGTTCGGTTATCATCCCTTCAACTGAGATTGATGGCAATTCTGGTACCCAGATGAATACTATGGAGGTGAACAATGACCCGACATCGTTACAGAATGCCCAGAAAATGGCACAGCAATTCGGAAGGATGGGACAGGATGTGCAGTTCAAAGTCAATCTTAAGAACGAGTCCCAGGGAGTTAAGAAACCAATAGTCGAAGGAATACAATTCACCAAAAAGGAAATCACTGAGTGGTTCCGAAAATTCTAATTATTATTGTCCGATGAAATTAACGGATTTTATATACAATATTGTCAATAGCCACAATACCAGCCTTGGTAATAATGCTGCATTCCCTTCAAGGGAAGATGTAGCATACGATTATCATGTAATTAAATGCCGATTTGAAGAGGTTATTGAAAATATCCAGTCAGAGTTTGGTTATCTGCCTTCAACTGACGATGCTCTGTCTTTATTATCTGAATACGTGACACTTGCACAAAAGAAGGAAGAACCATTAAGGGACCAGTTAGAGACATTGGTCACGAATATCGTAAACGAGGCTTTGGCTACTCCACGGGAAACGGTTATTCTAAGGACAAGCCTGGTGAATAAAATTGAACCGTTGAATGATATCAGAGTAATGCCAGAGGACGATAATGACGGTAACAAGGAATATTCGTTTGAGGATGTCGAGGAAATTGATTTGAGCAACAAAGCCATCATGAAGAGGAGATTCATAAATTCCCTCGTGCAAGGTGTGTCATATAGTTTAATGCTCCAATATCTCGATGATGACAGGATTTATGAATGGGATGACGAATTGGTTGATATCTATTACAAAATCATCTATTTGAACGACTATCTCCTGTTTACCAAGAAAGAGAAAATTTCAGAAAAGAATCCACAGTTAGGTGCCTATGTGGATGTTGACCTCGGTGAAGGTGAGTTCAAGACTGAGATAGATGCCCAGGGTGTTATTTTCCCGTTCCTGCTTCAAGAGACATTCAGGGGTTTCTTTGAGCTATTCGGTTCTTATGGTTTGCCAGATGACAAGACAAAGGCAAACTATATCATCCATCGTGCCGATTTCCTATTAGCGGAGGCTTGGGATTTAAGGTTAGGTGTGAAAATGTGGAAGGATATCGAAACATGTTATCCTGTATCACAAACAAGCTACTTACCTTATATCTTTACTGCAATAGCAGCACTGAAAGGTGACGAGTTCAATGATATGGTCAAAAACCTTCTCTGCCATACAAAGAAGGGCCAGGGTTTTGTCCAGAATATCGTGGATGATTTACAGTACGACCAAGATTACC